GTGCTTGTTCGACGTGCAGAACGCCACCGCCGGCCGGCCGCGCGCGTGCGCCAAGTAGTGCGCCACCGGATCGCCGACGATCACCGGCTTGCCGTCCGCGCCGCGCTCCGGCTCGAAGTAGCGGATCGGCGCCAGCAGGCCCTCGTCGATGAGGTCCGCCGTGCTGCAGGTCGGCACCAGCACGTCGGCCACCTCGCCCATGCCGCGGCCGTCCAGGCGCTGGGGCGTGGCGGTCAGGTGCAGCAGGTGCGCGCCGCCCGGGCGCCAGAACTTCGGCCCGGCGCCGGCCCACTCGAAGACCACCTGGTAGGTGTTGGCCACGGCCAAGTGCGCCTCGTCGACGATCAGGAAGTCGGGCGGCTGGTAGCGGTTCAAGCGCCGCGCCAGCGTGAACACGCTCACGATCTGCACCGGCTGCTTGCGGTCGCCCGCGCGGCCGGCTGCGATCCAGCCGTAGGGGATGCCCTCAGCCTGCAGCTTGCGCGCCGTGGCGCCGAGGATCTCGTCGAGGTGGGCGAGGAACCAGACGCGGCGGCCACGGGCCAGCGCGCGCCGGATGATGTCGGCCGAAGTGTGGGTTTTCCCGAATCCGGTCGGCGCGATCAGGATCGGCGCCTTGAAGCCGGCCCGGTAGGCGGCCGTCACGTCGTCGACGGCCTTGATCTGGCGCGGGCGCAGGCTCACGAGGCCGCCCTCACGAACGCCGCCGCGACCTGGGGGACGATGGCATTGCCGTAACCCCGCAGGCGTCCCACTCTGGCGGGTAGCCCATGAGCCAGCGGGAATGTGCCGGGTTCAACTGGCCGCCAGCGTCCATCTCGGCAGAGGAGCCAGTCAGCATCTCGCCAGTAGCCGTTCGTCGGGCCGGGCTGTTCGTGGCATTCCAGACCACCCGACCAAGCAGCGCGTTCTCCGGTGCCGTCCCATCCGCCGAGCCGTCCTTGTGATCTCTCGTCGTCGGCGTCGGCCAGCCTGCCAGCTTCGCCGCACCTCCCAGCTTCAGAACCGGCGCGTCCTTGTTGCCCTGGCTGTAGGAGTAGTCCGACCCCTTCGCGTCGTTCACCACCGGCGTCGGCCACCCAGTAGAGCCGCTGTCGGATGTGCGGGGCGCCGAAGCCCGCAGCGCACAGATCGGCGGCCCCGAATCCGTACCGCGCGGCTTCCAGGTCAGCGCGTACAAGGTCGAGCCACTCAAGGCCGTCGCGGCTCGCAACCTGCTCTCCAAAGACCTTTGGAGGTCGACACTGCTCGATGAGGTGGAAGAAGGCCGGCCATAGGTGCCGCTCGTCAGCCGTCCCGAGGCCTTTGCCTGCCGTGCTGAAAGGTTGGCAAGGGCAGGAGCCGGTCCAAACAGGTCGAGCGTCGCCACATCCGGCCATTCGCAAGGCGAGGGACCATCCGCCGATGCCGGCGAAGAAGTGGCACTGCGTGAATCCGCGTAGGTCATAGGGGTGGACATCTTCGATGCTGCGGGTGTCGACCTCGCCGTCTGCGATGCGGCCGGCTTTGATCAGTTCGCGCAGCCAGCTGGCCGCCTGCGGGTCGTGTTCGTTGTAGTAAGCGCGGCCGCGCAAGCTCACGGCGCAACCTTCCCGCCGGCCGGGCTTGAATCCTCACCTGCCGGTGCTCCACTGCCAAGCACAAGATCCGCAGGCGACAACTCGACACCCCGCTCACGCGCCAGATCCAGCAGCCGCACCTGGACGGCAGACGGCACCCGGCCGTCCAGCCCGCCGCGGTCGGCCGGCTGTTTCCAGCGGTGAATGGTCGACGGGTCCTTGCCCAAGAGCCGCGCCAGCGGCCGGACGCCGCCGAACCGGGAGATGACGATGTCTGCAGGGCTGCTCATAGATCGGTGCGCGAAACGCATCAGGGGTGAGGATTCCGCAATTATGCGGGAATCTCAACGCGCTTGCAAATTGATCACCGGCACGGTAACAAACGGACGAAACCGGGAGTTACCCGCATGGATACGAAACCGGCCGCGACCGCCAAGGGCGTGGAGCTCGAGTGGGCGGCGCCTGTCCTGCTGATCATCCCGTAGCGTTGCGACGGCACAACGCGGGTTTTTCCCGCGCCGGGGGTGTTGCGTATTTCTAAACGCCGATGCAGAATTCTCCTCACGCGTCGGGTGGCCGGCGCATCACAGGAGACGACGTTGACCGTCGAGATCATCACACCGCGCGACCAGGACCACTGGTTGCAGCTGCGCACGCAAGACGTGACCAGCACCGAAAGCGCCGCCCTGTTCGGCATGTCGCCCTACGTGACCCACTTCGACCTCTGGCACCGCAAGCGCTCGGGCCAAGTGCCGGAGTTCCGCACCAACGAACGCATGCGCTGGGGCAGCCGGCTGGAGTCGGCCATCGCCCACGGCATCGCCGAAGAAAAGGGTTGGAAGATCGCCCCGATGAAGGACTACTGGCGCGACGCCGACCTGCGCATGGGTTCGTCGTTCGACTTCGCGATCATCGGCGACGAGCCGGCGCACCTGGAGATCAAGAACGTCGACTACCTGGCCTTCCGCGACGGCTGGCTCGAGCACGACGACGGCAGCATCGAGGCGCCCGAGCACATCGAGATGCAGGTCCAGCACCAGATGGGCGTGAGCGGGTTCAAGCGCACGTTCATCGGCGCCTTCGTCGGCGGCAACCGCTTCGAGATCATCGAGCGCCAGCGCGACGAGGATGTGATCCGCGCGATCCGCGCCAAGGTCGTTGAGTTTTGGCGCACGGTCGAGGCCGGCGAGGAGCCCGACCCGGTGATGCCGCAGGACGCCGCCGCCCTGATCCGCCTGAACGCCTACGCCGAGCCGGGCAAGATCCTCGACGCCTCGGGTGATGCGAAGATCGCATCGTTGGTGAACGACTATCGCACGTCCTGCGCGCTGCGCGACGAATACGACGAGGAAGCCAAGGTCGCCAAGGCCCAGCTGCTCGAGGCCATCGGCGACAGCGAGAAGGTCCTGCTGCCTGGGTTCAGCATCAGCGCCGGCATGGTGGCCGACAGTCCCGGGACCCTCATCACCGCCGACATGGTCGGCACCTACACCGGGGCCCGCAAGGGCTACCGCAACCTGCGCATCACCGCGAAGAAAGCCAAGGCATGAGCACCGCACTCGTAGAAGTCCGCACCGCCGTCGAGAAGATGGCGCCCCAGTTCAAGGCCGCGCTGCCCGCGCACATTCCGGTCGAGCGCTTCGTCCGCACCACGCTCACCGCCGTGCAGACCAACCCGGACCTGATGGAAGCCGACCGCCGCACGCTGTTCGCAGCCGCCACGCGCGCCGCGCAGATGGGCCTGCTGCCGGACGGGCGAGAGGGCGCGATCGTGACCTTCGGCGGCAAGTGCAGCTTCATGCCGATGCTCGGCGGGATTCTGAAGCTGGTCCGCAACAGCGGCGAGCTCGCCAGCATCGACGCGCAGATCGTCTACAAGGCCGACAAGTTCACCTACAGGCCCGGCCTCGACTTGGTGCCACAGCACGAGCCGGACTGGTTCGGCGATCGTGGCGAGGTCGTCGGGGTGTACGCGGTCGCGAAGATGAAAGACGGCGCCGCATACGTCGAGGTCCTGAGCAAGAAGCAGGTCGAGCAGGTGCGCGCGGTCAGCCGCTCGAGGAACGCCGGCCCCTGGTCAACCTGGTGGGACGAGATGGCCCGCAAGACCGCGATCCGCCGCCTGGCCAAGCGCCTGCCACTGAGCACCGACCTCGACGGCGTGGTGCACGAGGACGACGAACTGTTCATGCCGCCGGAGCAGCCCGCCGCGCCCGCCCAGCCGCCCGCGGATCCGCCGCCGGCCGACACGCCCCGCCGCCCGTCGCGCCTGGCCAAGGTCGCCGAGCAGGCGCCGCCCGCCGCGCCCGCCGACGACGATGGCGTGATCGACATGCCGCCCGGCCCGCCCGCCACCGACGACGACAGCCCGATCTGACCATGAGCACCGACCTCCTCACCCCCAAGGAGGCGGCAGCCCTGCTGCGCGTCTCCACAGATACCCTCGAAGCCTGGCGCGCCAAGCGTCAGGGCCCGCCATGGACCAAGCTCGGCGAAGGCATTCGCTCGCCCGTGCGCTACCGCCGGGCCGACATCGACCGGTTTCTGTCGGTCGGACAGCAGCAGCCGACCGCGAAAGGCAAGCCATGACGCGCAACGAACTCGTGGCCCTGGCTCGCAAGAGCGGCGCGTTCACGGTCACCGAGCCGGAGGTCGGCATTCAGAACCGGCGCCGCGAGGTTTTTGAGTTCAGCATTCAGGCTCTGGAGCGCTTCGCCAAAGCCCTGGCCGCCAGCGAAACGCTGGCAGAAAGGCCGGGCTACGTCTGCGCATCGCCGCTGCTGTATCAGCACACACCCCAGCAGCCCGATGGGGGTGTCCTGTGAACCTGGTCGACAAGCTCCTGGCCGGCTGGTCCAGCTCGATCCTGGCGCTGGCGCTGGTCATCATCTGCTGGGTTGTGGCGACGCTGCTGGCGGGGTGGTGGTGATGAGGATGCGCGGGCACGCCATCACCTTGCGCGACCGGCTGGTGGCGTTCTTCGCGGCCAACCCCGACGACGAGCTGACAATCAGCGACGTGTTGGTGAAGTTCGACGTTCCCATCCAGACCGCCCGTGGGTCGATCTTCAGTCTCCGCAAGGTCGGGCTGCTGGACGCCGTCCGCACCTCGGGGCTGCGCGGCGGGCCGCTGACGTACCGCATCGGGCCGGAACTGGCGCGGATGATCGGCCGGTTTGACGCCAGGTTAACCGCGCCCGACACGGCGCACAGGAGCAACGATGAACGAACAGAAGCAGCCCGCCGTGGCGGGTCCGGTTGAACCGACAGTTAGGCATCAGGGCGCGGTGCGCGCGACA